CGCTACACCACCCGCAGGAACATCAATAGTTCCTACACTTTTTGCTTGATGAACAACATAAATATTGTTTGTGCCGCTAGGAGGTGCACCAGTAAACGTTAATGTTGTTCCTGATAAAGTGTACGCTGAGTTAGGGTCTTGTCTTACATTACCTACAAATACTTCAATGTCTAATACTGAACCAGGTGCTACATCTAAAGTAAATGCAGTTGTACTTCCATCACCACTAAATCTTTTACCTTGAAGAGATTGAAAAGTATTTTTAGTATCTATAGGGTTACCTACATATGCCATCTTATGTTATCTCCATTATTGACACACAAATATCAGCAGCACCAGATGCTGCCAATGACAGCGTATCTGTTGTTTCCATTACTACTTTATTTCCGCTTAACAGTTCAAGCGTACCGCCAACAGGTATGGGTGCATTAGTAACTAGCTCAACCGCTTGGTTAGCTTCGTTATTAGCTCCTGCTCTGTTGGATGTGTCTGAACTTAAAGTAACTGAAGCAGTAATTTGTCCTGTTGTTGTATTACCTACCATGACACCAAGAACTACAGTTGTTGTAGAACCTGCTACTGTGTAGATAACATCAGAACTAGTTACACCTGCTTTTGTTACTACTTTAAAAGTATTAGCCATTTATCCTCCTATTATCCTAAAGCTATTGCTAGAGCAGTTGGGTCTTCAGTTGAGAACCCTGCACTAGTTAAGTATGTTTTTAAATCTGTTAAAGCCACTTGCTTCATTGTTCCCGCATCGTTTGTAACTAATCTATCTGCATCTACTAAAGTCGTAGAGGTTGCAGATGTGTTACCATCCATAATATTTAATTCTGTAGCGGTAGCAGTTACACCATCTAGTATGTTCAACTCTGATGCTGTTGCTGTTACACCATCAAGAATATTAAGTTCTGATGCAGTAGAAGTAACTCCATCTAAAATATTTAATTCAGAAGTTGTTGCAGTAACTCCATCTAATAAATTTACTTCTGTAGCTGTTGCGGTAATTGCTACATCTTCGTTAAGTTTTGGTGATGTTAAAGTTTTGTTTGTTAATGTTGCTGTTGAAGTCGCTGATACTAATCTTGCATTACCACCAGTGCTAGGTAAAGTTAAAACATTATTAGCACTTTCTGAATGGGGAGCAGCAATTATCGTCTGTCCGTGCGAATTAGCTTCACAATTAAGAACAATTTTACCTTGATTTGTATTGCCTTTTATAACAACTTTACCAGTGCCGTTTGGTGCTAATTCTATATCTGCGTTTGATGTAGTAACAATATCATTGCCATTTACATCTAAATTACCACCTAATTGTGGACTTGAGTCACCAGATAAATCTGTTAATCCACCCACACTACTAAATACACTTGATATAGATACCTTTTTAAGTGCAGATGCACTTGCATCTCTTAATAATAATTGGTCGTTAGAACTATCTATACCAGATGTTATTGCAGTTTGAGATGATATTATTTTCTCACTAACAGCACCATCTTGTAAAATACTGTGTATTTCATCACTACCATCAACATAAATAATATCTTTAAGTCCAGTTCCTACTGTTACTGTTTGTGCTCCAGTTCCCGCAGTGCAAACTACAGAATCATCAGAACCATTATTAATGTAATATGTTTTTTGTTTATTTGGAAAAGTTACAGTTCTTGATGTGCCCGGAGAACCAGTAAATTTAATTACTGCATGTCTTCCATTGTTATCTGCTGTGCCATCAGCAAAAGCTAAAGTCACATTACCAGATGCAACACTAACTTCTACATATCCACCTATTGCATCATCAAGTAAATCTATAAGTTGTTGGTTTAATACATCACCCCAAGTTCCTATATTCTCACCATCAGCTTGTTTTACAAATCCTAATTGTGTGTAAGCATTAGCCATTTAATTTGCCACTCCTGTTGTCCATGTTTCATCTCCTCCAGATGTTGTATCTATTAGAGACCATAATTTTATTGTCCCTGTTGCTCCAGTTCCAGTAATACCAGAAACTGTATTTACAGTTGCTGTTCCCGTTATGTTTGCAGATAAGTCTGCTAAACTTATTCTGAAATTATCGTATCCTACTTGTAACACCAAAGAACTACCAGATGCTTGTTCGCTTCCTAGTGCAAGTGTGCCTGCTATTCCTGTTTCAGATAAAACGATACCATCATTCCATCCGTCATCACCATACGCACCTGCATTCCATCCTCCAGTGCCCGAAGCCATTAACTAATCCTAATTAACGCTGTGTTATGTGCTGCTGTTGGAAACTGTATTTGAAAAGTTCCGTTAGATGATGAGAAATCAGAACCAAAATCTAAAACTGCTATAGCTGCATTTGATTTGCTATTGTTATAAATTAAAGCTCCTCTTGCAGTAATCGTAGCAGAGGTAAAACTTGGGTCTGCTGCATCAAAAAAAGCAACTCCATTAGTTGTATCTAGTGTTACTGATTGACTTGATAGTGTAGTTCCACCTGCTGTGTAACCAGTTCCAGATACTTCATTAGAAGTTGTGTACGCAGTCGTTGTTGCATTTAATGTAGCACTTGAAGTGTACAAAGCTATTTTAATAGTGTCACCACTAGTTCCTAAGTTTTGTGCACCATCAAGACAATCTTGTTTAAATACATTAGTTAAAGTTTGTGTTATTGACATTTGTATCTCCTATGTACTCATTTGTTTTAAATAATTCTCACCCATAACATTTGCGGGTGCTGTAAAGTCATCTCGTCTTCTTCTTCTTGCTTGGTTATTTACAGCTTCAACTGCTTCTTTGTATCGTTGCGTATAGATAGCGTAATCTTCTCTACTTTTTGTAAAGGTAGATGCTTCCATCAAACAAGCATACAATAGTAAATCTTGTGCGTTTTCTGTTAACCAATTGGTAGTATTACTACTTGATAACTCTGCTAATCTTCTTGAATATGTCATTTCAATATTCAAAGCTGCACTTGGTGTAGGTGCAACTAAAATTGCTGTGTCTGTATAATTTGCCCAATACTTAGGTGTTCCTGTGCTAGATGAATTAGGCCAATAATCGTAAATGTATTCGTCTGTTCTTTTTTCTAAAAATACTCTTTTTGAATCTGAATCAATTAATAAAAAATGAAATATTATTTTAGCATCTACAGGTTTACTTACAAATCTGTCACCAACATTAAACGATGAGTTTGCTGATTCATGAAAAGCATATGGGTCTACATCTCTTGCTATTCTTTGCTCTGCTAAAGAAATAAAATTAGTTGTTTCATTAGAAAATTCTGTACCATCATTCTCCATCCAATCTTTAATATCTTGTGTTAGAGAACTAAAAGTCATTGTTGCCATAATTAACCTACATCATCTATTAGTGCTGCCACTATTACATTTGCACTAGCATCACCTGCATCACCAATGTCTGAACTGATTGCATGTATATCTGCCACTGTTGTGTTTGGTAATCTACAAAACCAAGATTGTTCTGGCCCTACAAAAATACCATCTCCTAAATTAAATGCTGCTGTTCCTGCGTCTATTGATATAACTATACCATCAGATGTGCTTGTATTTTTTACAAATAAAAACTTTACTTTGTCTGCTGTAGCAACTGCTGTTGGTGCAGTATCTTGGTCAACTGCTGTGTAATCAATAAAATTACCTGCAATTAAATCTGCACTGGTAGTAGTCACACTTGTAAGTTTGTAATACCATTTATCATTAGCATCGTCTGGTGTTACAATCATTGAACCACTAATTACTTTTGCTATTTCATCTGGTAATAATGTTGCTTTCAAAGTTATCGTTGCGTCATCAGCCATTATTTTTTACCTTCTTTTTTTAATCTCTCTTCTCGCTCTTCGTATTTTTTTATTTCCTCTGGAGAAGGTGTTCTAATGTAACCTTTCTTTGGATTTCTTACGATAGCCATTTTAATAGGTTTTGCTACTGCGTCTGCCATGTTATCCTTTTATTAAATTAAACTTTAATCCCTTTACAGGAACAACTACATTCTTAACTTTTTTCGATGTTAAAATGTTTCCAGAGATGTCCTGTGTATCTATACGGCCCGACATGGGTAAGTGTTGACCCGATGTCTGCATAGATTTTTCCTCCAATTTTTTGCCATCTTCTTGAGAAGGCATAGTCTTCTGATAAGTATCTTCCGTCATCGTCTTTCATTGTGTCAAAAAATAGATAAGTATTTTCTGAATTAAATTCTTTACCATTTAGAATTTGGTCAGAAACATATTTTAAATCTTGATATGCTTCTTTCATTTTAATTAAACACTCACGCTTAATTAACATAAACCCTGTAGCAGCGTCTAAAACTTCTGCAAAACCTTTGTCTATTTTAATTTCTTTTTTGTCAGCAAAATTTAGGACATAAGGATGACATAAATTTTTGTAATCTTTTTCTTTTTTAATTAATTCTGGCATCATATTCCAACTAATTAGTTTCATTGGATAAGGTGCACAGATTACATCTTTATCATACTCAAAATATCTTTTTAAGTTGTCTGGATTAAATCCTATGTCTGCATCTATAAATAGTAAATGCGTAAATTTTTCGTTGTCTAAAAAATTAGCAACTAAAGTATTTCTTGCTCTTGTTATTAAAGACTCTGAACCAAGTGTTTGTACATTGAGTCCAATTTTATTTTCTAAACAATAATTTTGTAACTCTAGAATACCATGAAAGTAATCCTCAGTTAACATCCCACCATAACAAGGTGTTGCAACAAATAGTTCTATTTTAGCTGACACTCACAGATTCACTACCTAAACTTGCGGTTAAAGTCAAGGATGACACTAATAAAGTAGCGTTATCTGATTTAAAAGTTGATGTTATCTTTCTCTCGTCAGCAGTCACACCAAGTGATTTTAATAGCACACTAACTGAACCATTTTCTAATTGTTCAGCAGGATTTAATTTCTTTGGTGTTCTTGCATCTTGTAAAGCCTGTGCATCTGGTTTGTGTTTTCTAGGTTCAAGTTGTGGGTGTTTAGCTTCAAACTCTGACCTATGAACAAAAGAACCATTCCACTCTTTTACCATTTCTTTATAGGGAAACTCCATACCACTTCTATCTGATATGGCTTTCGCATATTTACCGGTAGCAAAAGGCATTAGATGTTATACCTTAAATCTGGTTTTATAATCATGTCTACCTTTTCTCTGTTGTCCTCCATAGCTCTTTTTAATTCTTCTTCGTACAACATTTTAAGTTCTTGTCTTCTTTGTATTTCTATTTGTGGTCTACGCAAAGCCAAATAGTAAGCAAGTCCGCTTACAGCACATGGTAAAAATCTATCTGGTATATCTACTGTTTCTGTTGATGCTGTAATATCTTCTATTCTTCTTCTTTCATTAAACTTAAATATGTCAGCATTATCTGGCGTTGGATATAAAAATACTTTTGGTGTTATTTGTTTATCTAGAAAATACTGCGAAGGTCTACCAGTATCAGCCTTGTTTGGTATTTTAAGATAATCATCTCTACTTATTCTTTCTAATTCAAAATCTGTAACTGTTGAATCAGAATTTGTTTTTTGTATAACTGCCTCTGTAATATCTACTGTGTGACTATTAAGTGTGTAACTTGCTGTGTTAGCTGTCAAAGTCTGTGTTGACTCTGTGACTGTCCACAACTGTATGTTTCTATTACTCCACTCTTGCAACAATAGATTTAAAGACCTTCTACCAACAGATGACTCTTTGCCTGTTTGTGGTTCACCACCAATACGGGCATAAGCATCTTCTATTATTTCATCAACCGCAAGGGTAAAAGTTCTTGTTCCAGAGGTAGCCATATTAATATGTTTTAGATAATTTTAAAATAATTGTATAGTGGTCGCCACTTGTGTGTCCTGTAGTTGTTAATAATAAATCACCATTTACACCAGAACCTGCGTTATTAGTCAATCCACCAAAGTCTCTAAAATCCATGTAACCTTGTGAAGATACGGCACCATTAGCACCTAGTACCTTACAAATAACATTTGAACTTGCATTCCATAGTAAATCTACACGCATACCAAATATATCATAGTATATTTCTTGTATCGCAACCCTTGAGCAAGATTCACCTTTTTGATAACCTGCATTTTTTGCTAATGCAGATACATCAACTTTAGTTACTGCACTCTCTCCAGTTCCGTCAGATATGTTTGTAATTTTTACTAGAATGTCTTTACAACCCTCAGTATCACCTATGATTTGTGAAGTTACTGCATCAGCCATTTTTGTCTCCTAATTAAAATTAAATTAATCTCACTCCCCATAATTATGAGGAGCAAGGATATTGATTTACAAATATTCATTAAAATACTGAGTATTCTAGTTCGACTGTGAATCTACCCGCAGTAACATCTGCGTTTACTGCTGTAGTAGCAAAAGCATATAAATTTTTGCTAGCAATAGCAGCAGTGATATTTGGAACAAATATATGGTAGTTACCTGCTGTATTGTTAAAATTCACATCAACCTCTGTGATTGATTGTGTAGCACTTAACTGTTCGTTAAAAGATGTTACACCCGCACCAACGATTTCAGTTCCAGAAGAAACTGCTGCGTTAGTTGCTGTACCAGAAGTTGCACTTAATGATAAACCACCAACAAGAGTTTCTCCTGCCGCAGTTGTAATACCAATTAATGCTCTGTGAATAAAAAATTTACTAGGTGTTACTAGTCCGTCTGGTGCGTCTGTGTTTAATGCACCAAGTTCTACAAGAACATCTCCATCTCCATACGCAGTATCTGCTGCGTTTGTATCCGCTAATGAACCTGCAAATGATTGAATTTTTCTAGTTCCCATAGATATAAGTTGTCCAGTAGAGTTTACTGAAAAACCTGTTTCTGTAATAGCACCAGAAGTGCTGTCTTTATTTATTACGTTAAATCCGGCTTCTGAACGAACCGAACCGCTAAAAGTTGTGTTAGCCATTTTAAACCTCGTAGTTAAATTATATCATCTCTTCTACATCGTCTGCTAGGGCAGTTGATATAATTGTTATCCCTAGAAATAAAAAAAAAGGAGGGGAAAAATCCCCTCCTAATTCGTACTTTATGCTCCCGGTGAACCGAAGATACATCTCCAGTCTGAGAATCCAAAAGAATATCTTTCAGATGCTTTGAAACGCATATTTCCTGTTTCAAAATCTGGCTCCATTGATGTTTTCAAAGGTCTTCTTTGGAACATCTTTAGACCAGTATTAGTCATGTCGGTTAAGATAAAGAACGCATCAGTATCAGTTAGGTAGTGGTTTACTACATAACCTTCTGGGAACATGCCCATAGTTCTTAATGCGTTTGTATCGTTATCAGCAGTACCAACTCTAAGGTCACTTTTCAAAATTCTTTGAGCAGTGAACGATAGTTCTTTTGGTATTACTAGCTTTCTAGCTTGTATTGCTACTGGAATATTTCTGTCATCTGTGAAACCTGCAATTGAAATAATTGCATTTTCTAGAGATGATTCAGAAAGGTCAGCAGCCGTACTTGGCTCGTTAGCTTGGTTTCCTGCTGCAACAGTTGGGTGGTCAGTGGTAATTAATGGTTTACCATCTCCGCCCGGAAAGCTCGTGCTAAACGCATTGTTTAGTACATTTGCTCCCTTTACCTGTTTTGTGTAAGCCATTGAACGAGCTAAAGCAGCAGTATATCTTTTTGACAAAGTGTCATAAAGATTATCTTCTACAGCCTCTTCAGTGATTGCAAAAGCAAGTGCAATTGTTTCATGCACATATCTTGCAGTCCACTGTTCTGAAGCAGTATCAAATTCTACTGAAGCACCCTCTGACTTAGTTGGTGCAGCACCAAAGCCTGTGATAAGAGTTTCCTCTTCAAAAGCTCTGTCTGATGATTCTTCTGTAAAGATTTCAGCGTGTTCACGCTCCCATCTTTTGTACTCCATACCGAATAGGGCGTGGAGTCCCGGTTCCAACTCTTTTACAAGTTGGGTTCTTGATATAACAGCCATGTTATTGTCCTCCTATTATACGCCCGGTGTACCATCAGCATCAATATGTTGGTTAAGTTCATGTTCATGAATTGTAACCTCAAGGATACCATTGGTTCCGTACGAGTTTTGTGGTGACTCAAATTTACGATGAATTCGTAAGTTTGCAGTACCAGTTCCTGTTGTTCCACTAATTTCGAATCTGCTTTGTCCAGATAAAGTGTCACCAGAACCTGCAACTATGTCAGCATTGTTACCAATGTCTGCAAAGTCAGCAGAGCCTGCTGATTGAACAGCATAAACGATATTAGGGTCGTCATAAATGTAAGCAGTGACATCGCCACTTGCTTGAGTGGTAGTTCCAGTTGGGAAAAATTTAACAAACTTAACTTCTCCGTCTGTTGCAGTATATTGAGCTCCTGCGAATACACCTAAAATTCTGTTACCGGCAGCAGCTACATCAATGTAGCCTGTTGCTAATAATTTAACACAATCACCAGTAAAAATATTAGATGATGTTCCGCTAGCTATTTTATACTCATTAGCACGAATTTGTCCGCCTGTTAAATGTCTCACTGGTCTTAAACCGAATGCGGCATCTACATTAGCCATATTATTCTCCTAATTGTTAAATAGTTAAAACCCGCACCCGTATCTAAAATTATTCTGTATTCTTCTTTTTTCCGTAGGATACAGAACTATTACGCCTTTGTGATATTGGCATAGATGGATTTTGTTCTTTTAATAAATCATTGTCTACGGCTTCTGTCTGTGCTTGAGTTTTATTTTCAAAATACTCATTCTTAGCATCGGCCATATCCTTATCTATTTTAGCAAGAACTAAATCACCTGTTCCAATCACGCCTGCGTACTTTCCAGATTCGTGTACAGGGACATCAAAATCGGGGTGTTCTTCTTTTCTAACGAACTCATAGCCTTCACGCTTTCGCTTTGCTATGTTTCGAGCGTCATCCTCCCCACCCGTACTCACTCTCAACCATCTGTATTTAACGCCTTCGACATTTGGTTTCGGAGCATCTAGATATGAAGGAGGTGTGTAAGTTATTTTACGTTTCTGATGAGACCTAGATGTACTCGCATCAGACGATGTTTTATTTTTATTGGTCATTTGTGTTCCTCACAAACTTGGCATATTCAGTTGGTGGCACACCTAGTCTTTTAGCCATTGCCAATTGGTTAGGGGTCAGTGAGACCTTCTTAGGTGCGGATTGTCCACGAGATACACTCGCTACGACTTGCTTTGGTGTTTTCACTTCCTTCTTCATAACAGGAAATGCATCCCCCAAACGCCTGTCTAATTCAGAATAATACTCCTCAGACGAGGGATTGTATCCTTCCATTTTAAGTTGGGCATCAATAGCATACGCTGCTCCCGTTTTAGCTGCATCTTGACCAAACCATGAATTAGTCTGGGCCCATTGCAGAGCTCTGGGGTCTGGTTGTTGTGCTGCTTGCTGTTCAGTAGGTTGTTGTTGAGGCTGTGGCGTAACCGATGGATACACTGGTGCCTCTGGCTCTGGAGCATCAAAAAGATGTTTTTGATTTTCCAAAGATTTTATCTCTACTTTAGCGTCTGCAATAGATTCGGCTGCTCTCAAGATACCTTCAGAGTCTCCTGCTTCATGTGCAGATTTATGTTCGCTGCGTGCTTTCTCCAAAAGTTTCTCGGCTGATTCAAGTCTGCTCTCGTAGTGATTCTTTTGAAGTTGTTTGTAATCTTTATTAAGTGTGTTGTTTTTTTGCAACTCACCCTCTAGTTGAGCTATTCTAGATGCATATTGATTACGCTCAGTTTCATAGACGCTCTTCTGCCTAACAAGGTCGTCTATTCTTCGTTGAAGTCTAGATTTCTTTTTTGGTTGTTCCTCTTCATCTTTCTCCTCTGCGGGTTCAGATTTAGTTTCTACAACCTCTTCTTCCTTCTCTTCTTCAACCTTCGCTTCTTGAGTTTCTGTCTCATCAGCGTCTGCCGTTTCCTCTGGCTGTTCGGTTTCCTCAATAGTTTCTAATGCTTCTTCTGCATTAAACTCTTTGAGCTTTTCCTCTTTGCCATCATCAACGACTTGCATCGGCTTTTTAGCCGAAGAGTCATGTATAATTTGCATAGGTTTCTCCTAAGAATTTTACGCTGTTGTAATAACAGCTAGTCGAAATAAACTAACTTATTTCGTTAACATCTGGAACTACTCCCAGAATTTCATCATCGTTCATAATTCTAAGTTCAACTTGTCCGAACTTAAATCTATGACCTGCATATTTACCAAACATAACATAGTCACCTAGTTCACACCATGATTGTGTCATGTCATCTCTTTTGTATGCATCTGTACCAATCTCTATAACTTTACCGATTGATGCAATTGCTCTGTGGTCTTCTAAAGACTTGCTTGGTAAATATATACCCATGTTAGTTTTGTTAGCCACATCTAATACTTTTATAAGTATTCTGTGACCAACTGGTTTTGGGTATTTGTCGTTTTTTAATTCTATTTCTTCTAGTTTAAAAGTTGTGCTACTCATCATCTTCCTCTATGTATTTAGAAGATTCCCTTATCAAATCTCTGGCGATTTGCAAACCCTGTAATTCACCTACAACTTTTCTATAATCTTGCTCTGGTATTTTGCCAAGAGCAAAGGCATCCTTTCTATCGGTTACCTGTTTGTCTATCTTTGCAGAGACATATTTAATAAATTTAGTTATTTCCACTTATTTTTTTTTAATTACCCTTTGTAATGTTTTAGCTTGTCCTGCATGTAATCTAGATGCTTTTTTTAAACCTTTAATTACTTTTTTTACTTTTTTCTTTTTAGATTTTGTTAACATTAAAATATACCTTTAAATTTTGTCCCTCTAACTTTTATACCAGTTCTAGCTTTTTTCTTTTTAGCTCTCTTTTTT